CATATTCGGGATTTCTCAAGGAAAGGGAGATTGAGTATGCCAAGCTTTATTGTGGAGGAAAGTCCTTGGATATCGTATGCCCAGAGGCCCTGAGGGAGCGCTGGGAAGACGCAAGCAACAAACTCAAGGCTTTCATCAAATCATTTAATACGGCTCGTGTATCGCTTGATGAGAACTGTTTTTTTGATTTGGTTCCTAAAAAATTCCTCATAGAGTTTTGTCAGGTTAAAAATAAAATATGTGAACACGTCTTTGACTACTATAGTCGTCCAATAAATTATGATTATCTTGTATCTCTGTCTAAAATATTAGAAGACATGAAATACAGAAAATTAAACATAAACCCAAAGAATTTATCTTTGTTTAAATCAGAACATAGAAAGTTTGCACAAAACTTAAATAAGATTGAACATTCGTGCAAGTTTAATATCTTTGGAACAAAGACGGGAAGATTGACGACAGAGCCTAGAAGTTTTCCAATCTTGACTCTTAAAAAGGAACTTAGGTGCACAATCGAACCACATAATGATTATTTTGTCGAATTGGACTTTAATGCGGCGGAATTGAGAACCCTGCTTTCTTTGCAGGGAAGGCAACAGCCGGAGGGGGATATCCATGAGTGGAATATTAAAAACATATTTCAAGACTCACTAACGAGGGACGAGGCTAAAAAAAGAATTTTTGCTTGGCTCTACAACCCCGAAAGCGACGACCATATGTGCGAACGCGCGTACAATAGAGAGTTGGTGGTACAAAAATACTTCACTCAGGGCCAAGTGACGACCTTTTGGGACAAGGTGATTCCTTCGACAGAAAGAACTGCATTGAACTATATTATTCAGAGCACTTGTGCAGAAAATGTCCTGAGACAAATGATAAAGGTGTCTAATTATTTAAAAGGATGTAAATCATATGTTGCTTTCCCGATCCATGATTCTATTGTACTTGACCTTTCTAGTGAAGACAAAGAAAAATTGCCAGAAATCATAGATATTTTCTCCAACACTGCTCTTGGTAAATTTAAAGTGAATATAGGTGTTGGCAATAATTTTGGAAGACTAAGAAAGCTGGAGGTGTGAAATGAATATTATAGGATTGGGATCTGCAGGGTGCAAGGTGGCAGATGAACTCTCACAGCATCCTCAATATAAAATTTTTAAAATAGATGTCGGCATTTCTGGAGATGGATGTTATAATATACCAAGCTTTGAAGCGCCCGAAGAATTTGAAGCATATAAATTTCCAAAGATGAAAACTTTTTTCAAGGGAATTGTTGGGGAGACTACATTCGTTGTTGCCGGCGGTGGCAAAGCCTCTTGTGCTTCTTTAAAAATTCTTCAAAACATCAAACATTTGCCCATTTCTATCCTCTATATCAAGCCAGATTTGGAAATGCTAAATCAGACACAAAAAATGCAAGAAAGATTAGTTTTCGGCGTGCTTCAAGAGTATGCTCGCTCTGGTGTTTTTGAGAAAATTTGCCTAGTTTCCAATACAGTGCTTGACTCGGTAGTGGGAGGCGCACCAATTATCGGTTATTATGATAAGCTAAACGAAGCGCTTGTTTCCGTTTTCCATATGATAAATGTATTTTATAATACAGATGCAGCCATTGGCAAAATTGAAAAACCAAAAGAAACCCACCGCGTTGTCACGATCGGGCTTTTCGACGTGGAAAAAAATGAAGAAAAAATGTTTTTTTCCCTTGACAACTCTCGTGAAAAATGCTATATTTATAGTATAAGCGAGGAGAAGCTGAAAACAGATAAAGAACTATTTAGGAGATTGAAAAATCAAATAAAATTAAAATCAAAAGAAAATGTCAATATAACATATGCAGTATACTCGTCAGATTATGAACAAGATTTTGGATATATTATAGAAAGAACACCACACATACAATTACAGGAAGTAGAGTGAAAGCAAATTTAGGAATTTTTAAGAAGAAAGACGGGAGCCTGAGGACAATGAGATTCGTTGAGTTGGTAGACCTCCCAGAAGGATTTTTTATTTCCCAGACCAAGGGCACCGGTAAGAAAACAAATCTTACCGAAGGAAGCAACCTTGTTTGGGATTTAGATAAGCAAGGATTTCGTGTCTTTAATAGAAAAACAATTGTTGGAGAGATTAAGACATTCGACATTGAGGGCTTAAATCATTTTGAGCTTATCAAGGATTTTGAATAAAAATGAAAATAATGCTTGACAAGCATTCAAAAAAATGTTATATTATATAATAGAAAGGCGAGAGATTTGTCGTCTTTACTTTAGCCAATGGCACAATTTCAATAATAAAAGGAGAAAATTAACATGGCATTAGATATCGCAAAAATTCGAGCACGGCTCGATAGCGTAAAAAACAACGGAAAAGCTGGGGGGTCGTTTTGGCGCCCCAAGGATGGTACTCAAACAATTCGTATTGTACCAACGGAAGATGGCGACCCCTTCAAGGATTATTGGTTTCATTATAATTTGGGCCCAGATCAGAGGGGCGGCTTGCTTTGTCCAAACAAAAATCACGGAGAGGATTGTCCAATCTGTAATTTTAAGGACCAGCTCTGGAAAGAATTTAACAGCAATCAGGATCCTGATACGATGAAGCTCGCAAAAGACTTGAGCCCTCGTCAACGCTTCTTTTCGCCAGTTATGGTCCGTGGTGAGGAATCAGAAGGAATCCGTATCTGGGGCTATGGGAAAGAGGCATATACCTCACTCCTTAATTTGGTTTTGAACCCCGAGTATGGAGATATTACAGATATCGATGACGGAACCGATCTGACTCTCACTTATGGTAAGCCACCCGGTGCCCAGTTTCCAAAGACTACTTTGACACCCCGCCGTCGCACATCGCCACTTTGTGACGAGGCCGTAGGGGGAGAAGAGGAATGTTCCCGTCTGATGGACAACATCCCAAATATTGATAGCCTTTTTCCTAAGAAGACACAGGAGGAAGTTCAAGCCGCTTTGGACGGATTTATTCAGTCTTTATCTGGATCGGAGGATACTATTGATCAGGCAGACGTTTCAGTGCCGTCTACTACATCTGATGTAGTGGCTGCGTTTAATGAGTTGACAGGAAACTAACACCCCCCACCGCAGGGAGGCACGGGTTTATAGGTGTCTCACTTATTTTTAAAAAGGAAAAACCATGACTACAGCTACAACTGGCGATAATGTTTCTGTTCATTATCGCGGCACATTAACAGATGGTACCGAATTCGATAACTCGTATTCTCGCGGTACCCCGATTGAATTTGAAATTGGAAGTGGCCAAATGATTTCTGGCTTCTCTGACGCTATCGTAGGGATGGCAGTGGGAGATAAAAAGACAATTAACCTCACTTCTTCTGAGGCATATGGGGAGGTTAATCCAGAGGCCTCGACCTCAATCCCGCGTACCTCATTCCCGGCGGAAGTGGAGTTGACAGAGGGTATGCCAGTGCCACTGGCCACTTCTGACGGGAGGCACTTGCTCGGAAGAGTGAGCGAAGTTGGTACCGAAACGGTGACCGTAGATTTAAATCACCCACTGGCGGGAAAAGCCCTGCAGTTCGAAGTTGAATTAGTGGGTGTGGGCACTACAACAACCACGCCAGAAGAAGACACCACCACATAGGATACCCCCTGCCCGCAGGGAGGCACGGGGTACAGGTGCCTCACTTTTTAATAAGGAAGTGTGATGACAAAAGAATATTTACAACGACGCGCCGCACGACTTGCCAGAAAAAGTGCCAAGAGAAAACTAAAAGCGACGGCTATGAGGATTGCAAAGCAACAGAAGAAGCATGAAGAAAACGTTCGGCGCCGTAAGGAACAGGCCGAGCGCCGCAAACTCCTCGAAAATGGGATGCGGGGGTAAATAAATGGCAAGAAAAACAAAATCATCGGGCAAACTTACGATGCAAGAAATGAGAAAACTTGTCAACAAAAAGGCCGGTATGAATGTCGCCTTCGACCTCAAGGAAGAAAATCCAACTGAGGTGAAGGAATGGATTCCCACCGGCTCTCGTTGGCTTGATTCAATTATCTGTCGAGGAAAATATGCAGGAATTCCAGTAAGTAAAGTTGTCGAAATCGCGGGCCTTGAGGCCACAGGAAAGTCCTATATGGCTGCACAAATTGCAGCAAATGCTCAAAAGAAGGGCATTGAGGTGGTTTATTTTGATTCGGAGTCTGCAATCGACCCATCCTTTTTGGCAAATGCCGGCTGTGATTTAGATAGGCTTCTATATATCCAGGCCACTTCTGTTGAGTTTGTTTTGGAAACCATCGAAGAGCTTTTGGACTCCGGCAATAAAATGCTGTTTATCTGGGATTCGTTAGCGCTGACTCCCTGCGAGAGTGAGGTGCAGGGAAGCTTTGACCCAATGTCCCAAATGGCCATGAAGGCTCGAATTTTAGCACGAGCAATGTCAAAATTAACAATTCAGATTGCAAATGCGGATGCGACCCTGTTGGTCCTAAATCAGTTGAAGACAAATATTACGAGAATTGCTTCTGAGGCGATGACTACCCCATATGTGACCCCAGGAGGGAAAGCTATGAGTTACGCCTACTCTCTTCGAATCTGGCTCACAGGCCGCAAAGCGAAGAAGAGTTTCGTACTTGACGATAATGGATTCCGAATTGGATCCGAGGTCAAAGTAAAATTAGAGAAGTCTCGCTTCGGAACCTCTGGGCGACAATGTAATTTCCGCATCCTTTGGGGCGGGAATGATGTCGCTATCCAAGACGACGAGTCACTCTTCGATGCTGTGAGTGGCTCCGATAATATTATCCAGTCAGGGGCCTGGTATACTATGGTTTTCGAGGATGGCTCAACAGAGAAATTCCAGTCAGCGAAGTGGGTCGAGAAAATGCAAGATGATAAATTTCGCCAACGTGTTTATCAGATTATAGATGAGGAAATTATTTATAAATTCGAGAGACGCGAGGGAAAAGCAGAAGATTTTTATGAATCCGAAGAGTAGATTCATAACTATATTATATTATGTCTGATGATATTTTAAAAATGAAGCATCACAAGCTCCTTTTCGAGCTTAAATTTTTGTATGCCGATTTGGAATACCACCAAACCATGCAAAATCACGCAACACAAAAATTCCAAGAAGAGTTTTTGAAATATTCAGAAGAGAATAAGACTCTTAAAATTATGTTTCCTGACGCCGAGGTGCCTCCCCCCACGAAAGGGGAGGCACCTCAAGTAGACAACGAGGAAATTTTCAAAATAGATAAAAAGAAAATAAGCAAGGAAGTGGCTGAATTATATAAAAAGGTGGTTTCAGTAACTCATCCAGATAAGTCAATTAATCTATCTAAGCAGGAAAAGAGGCATAGGAAATCGGTCTTTTTAAAAGCGTCGGAGGCAGCACAGGAAGACAATTTGTTTGCACTGCAACAGATTGCGTTGGATCTAGGCTTTGAATTAAGTTCTCCGACAGAAAATCAAATTCAAATATTTGAAAAAGAAGCTGAAAAAATAAAACATAGAATAAAAGATATCACAAAAACATATGCTTGGAGTTGGCACATGACAGCAGAAAATGAGAGAAAAGGGCAGATAATGGAAGAATATAATAATTTAATGGTGTTCAGGGCCGCTGAAAAAAGCACAGACGATGACTAAATCAAGGAGGTTATTGATAGTTGATGCTCTAAACGCATATTTCCGAGCATATATTGTTAATCCGAGTCTATCAAAGAACGGCCAGCCAATCGGGGGCTATAAAGGATTTCTTGGAATCCTGCAAAAGCTTTGTCGAGAAATGAAGCCGGCTGAGATTATCATCGCTTGGGACGGCGCCGGCGGATCATTACGCAGAAAAGAGGTCAACTCCAACTACAAGGAGGGTCGAAAACCTATTCGCCTCAACCGCGATGTCCGAGTGTTGACAAAAGATGAGGAGATGCAGAATAAGGTTTGGCAACAATATCGCTTAATGGAGATGCTTAACTTCATGCCCGTCATCCAATTGATGGCTGATCGGGTCGAGGCTGATGACATCATCTCATTTGTTGCTCAATCCCCGCAGTATTCAGGCTGGGAAAAGATTATTGTTTCGAGCGACAAGGACTTCTTTCAACTTTGCGATGATGAAACAGTACTTTATCGCCCCATACAAAAGAAGTTTATCAACAAGCCGAGGATCCTGGAGGAGTTTAAAATTCACCCAACGAATTTTGCTTTAGCTCGTGCTATGGCGGGAGATAAGTCCGACAACCTCCCTGGGGTCAGGGGCGTCGGCCTGGGTACCATTTCAAAAAGATTACCATTCTTTGCCGGCGAAGAATCAGTAACAATCCCAGAACTTATTGAGTTTTGTGAAAATGATAATACGGGTCTAAAGGCCTTCTCTTCGATATGTGAAGCAGAAGATATTATTAAGGAAAATTATAAAATTATGCAGCTTTACTCGCCGACAATGTCAATCGATGATAAAAGCAGAATAAAATACATTCTTGATAATTTTGAGCCACAGTTTAACAAGACGGAAGTAATTAAGCGCATGGCGGAAGACGGTTTCGGAAATTGGGATACGTCAGACTTGTTTACTACATTCAAAAGAATTTCAAATAAGTCTTGACATCGCGGGCATCGTATGTTATATTAAGAATAGATAGGGGGAAAAATGCCTAAGGAAGACTTTAGCCAATATGGCAAAGACTTTCAGGAAACCTTGTGTCATCTGATCTTGGTCAATAGGCCCTTTGCAGATCAGATGTTTGAGGTTTTGAATATTAATTTTCTGGAGCTTAAATATCTTCAAGTTTTTGTCCAGCTAGTTAAGGAATATAGAGAAAAATATTCTGTCCATCCGACAGAAAAAATTATGACTTCTATATTGAGAACGGAATTGACCAACGAAAATGAGTCTGTCCAACAACAAATTAGGCATTTTTTTGCTAGAATATCTAAAACTACAATAGAAGATTCTGAATATATTATAGAAACATCTTTAGACTTTTGTAGGAAACAAAAGCTAAAAGAGGCAATGCTTAAATCTGTAAAACTATTAAAGAACTCGTCTTTTGACGAGATTTCTCAGGTTATAAACGAGGCGCTCAAGCTTGGTTCCGATTCAAATTTCGGACACGATTATGTAAAAGATTTTGAACAGAGATTTATTTTTAAAGCTAGAAATCCAATCGCCACCGGCTGGGCGGAAATAGATGCGATAACTCATCAGGGCTTGGGACAGGGAGAACTTGGGGTGGTCATTGCCCCAACGGGCGCCGGTAAAAGTATGGCCCTCGTTCACATAGGCGCCCAAGCTATGAAGGCAGGAAAAAATGTTGTATATTATACACTAGAATTATCTGAAACGGTAGTTGGGTCACGCTTTGACAGTTGTATAACAAATGTTCCGCTCAATGATTTATCTGCATTTAAAGAAGAAATATATGAAAAAGTTCAAATGATAGAGGGCAACTTGATAGTGAAAGAGTATCCCACCAAGTCTGCTAGCTGCCAAACCTTAAAGAATCATCTAGAAAAATTGGTGAACCGAGGATTCAAGCCCGATATGATTCTGGTGGATTACGGAGATTTATTACGACCAATTTCAACATTAAGGGAGAAAAGACACGAGCTGGAGACTATTTATGAACAGCTTCGAGCAATTGCTCAGACGCATGGTTGTTGTGTCTGGACAGCATCTCAAACGAACCGTTCTGGATTAAATGCTGAAGTTATTACAATGGAATCAATATCGGAGGCTTTTAATAAATGTTTTGTTGCAGATTTTATTTTTTCAATATCCAGAACGGCGGAAGATAAATTGGCAAACACGGGACGTATTTTTGTTGCTAAGAATAGGAATGGTGTTGATGGTATAATTTATCCAATTTATATGGATACCAGAAATGTAACAATTAATGTTCAAACATCTACCGGGGAGACCATCGGCGATGTAAAAAAAGAAGCCAAGAAGAGACAAGAGAAAAAATTAGTAACGTTATATAAGAAAGTAAAGGATGGGGGGAGAAAATAATGTCGTTAAGTGCACTTCAAGATTATACTAGGATAGCAAAATATGCTAAATATTTGCCAGAGAACAAGAGGCGCGAAACCTGGAAAGAACAGGTTACTCGTGTATTCAACATGCATAGGGAAAAATTTAAGGATAATGAGGAAATTTTATCTTTTATTGAAGAGGCAGAATTAGCGGTACAAAAGAAAGAGGTCCTTGGATCGCAAAGAATTTTGCAGTTTGGCGGCCGCCCAATTTTTAAGCATAACGCACGCGTTTATAATTGTGCCTTTGGCCATATTAATCGAACGAGATCATTTCAAGAGCTTATGTATCTTCTTCTGTGCGGCTGTGGGGTGGGCTTTTCAGTTCAGAAACATCATGTGGCATCCATTCCTCTTGCTGCACGCCCAGAAGAGGAAATCAGTAAGATTTTTGTGGTTCCCGACACGATTGAGGGGTGGGCTGATGCAATTGGTGTGCTAGTTACGAGTTATCTTGGAGGCAATGCCGATTTTGATGATTATATCGGCTTTAGGGTGGTTTTTGATTATTCAAAAATTCGACCTGCGGGATCCCCCCTCAGTTCCGGATCAAAAGCTCCAGGCCCTGCGGGCCTAGAGAGGTCCATTGAAAAAATTAGAGAAGTTTTTGAAAAGAGGCTCGGAGTCTCAAGCCGCACACGCCTTGAGCCTGTTGATGTTTATGATATTATTATGCACGCTGCCGATGCAGTAATCTCCGGCGGAGTCCGCCGCTCCGCAACAATAGCCCTCTTTTCCCCGGACGATAAAGAAATGGCTACCGCCAAGACTGGCAATTGGTTCGTGGAAAACCCCCAGCGCGGCCGCTCAAACAATAGTGCTCTCCTCATTCGCGACAAAACCTCGAAAGAGACATTCAACCGACTAATGGGCTGGGTGCGTGAGTTCGGAGAGCCAGGATTTGTATGGGCCGACAGTACAGAGATGGGCTTTAATCCTTGTGTTGAGATTGGTCTATATCCCGTAGATATTGAGACTGGCAAGTCCGGTTGGCAATTTTGCAATTTGACAGAAATCAATGGCAAGAAAGCAAAAACTCCAGAAAGTTTCCACAGCGCTTGCCGCGCTGCAGCAATTATTGGCACGCTTCAATCAGCATATACGGATTTCCCCTACCTGGGGGAAACAACCGAAAAGATTACAAGACGGGAATCACTCCTTGGGGTTTCAATCACTGGTATGATGGATAACCCAGAAGTCTTGTTTAATCCGCAAGTTCAAAGAGCTGGCGCAAAGATTGTCAAGGATATTAATAAAGAAATTGCTTCTATGATTGGAATTAATCAGGCAGCGCGAACGACGTGCGTAAAACCCGCCGGCTCAACTAGTTGTATTCTTGGAACCGCTTCGGGAATTCACCCGCACCACGCTAAGAGATACTTTCGCCGAGTGCAGGCAAACGTACAGGAAAACCCAGTTCAGCACTTTAAAAAATTTAATCCGCGCGCAGTTGAGAAGTCCGTCTGGGATCCGAATGGAGTAACAGAAGTTATTACTTTTCTCTGTGAGGTGCCAGTCGGCGCTAAGACCAAGAATCAAATTGATGCATCAAGATTGTTGGAAAGCGTGAAATTAACACAGCAGAATTGGGTTCGCTATGGAACAAATAAAGATTTGTGTGCTCAGCCGTGGTTAAGTCATAATGTTTCTAATACTATTCACGTCCGAGAAAATGAGTGGGCTGAGATAGCCGATTACATTTATAAGAATAGGAAATACTTTGCAGGAATTTCTTTAATTCCAAATTCTGGAGATAAAGACTATCCCCAAGCTCCGTTTTGTGCCGTTCCATATCCTGCGGACATCTTGAGGGAGTATGGCGCCGGTTCCTTTTTCGCTTCTGGAATAATAGAGTCCGCGCTTTTTGCATTTTCTGGTGATTTGTGGGCGGCCAGCGATTGCTTGCTTGGAATAGGAGAGCCACTTGATAAAGTTACTCCAATCAAGCGCAGTTGGGCAACTTCTGCCATCAAATTCGCCGATAGCCATTTTAACGGAAATGTCAGGATAATGACATATTGTCTAAAGGACATATATAATTTAAAACTTTGGGAAAAACTTTCTCAGGAATATAAAGATATTGATTGGACATCAATGTGTGAAGAAGAAGATAATATTGACTTTGCACAAGATTCTGCATGTGCTGGTGGTACATGTGAAATCCCCATTGAATATTTAAATGCCCTAAGGGAAAATAAAGAACAACAAATCGACATAAAGGAATAATAATATGATGAGACCATGTAACAGATATGTTTTAATTTCAAAGCCGAAAGCGGATAAAAGCGAAAGTTTAATCGCGCTGCCGGAGGGGTCCTTCAGGCCCGAAAGTAAATATTCAAAAGTAGAAATTTTTGCTGCGGCACCAGACGTCCGCCCTCCTATTTCGGTTGGGAATTCGGCAATCGTTTTAACACATATGATCGAAGAAGTGGAATTTGACAATGAAGTAGTCTATTTAGTATTAGAAAATCATATTCTTGCGATTTTAGATTAGGAGAACTTTAATATGAATAGAAACTTTTTAAATTTAATTAAGGAATTGATCAGTGAAGAACTTATCGAGAGGGAAGAACTTCTGGAGTCACCGGTTAATAAAAACAGACAAATTATTCTGGAAAGAAAACTCAATAAGATGTTGGGAAAAAAGATAGATGAGCGATGATGCTTATGAAGTTAATAAAATAATAAAATCTTGGGATCTTGGATATAATTTGGGCCACGCTTTGAAATATATTGTGAAATATAAGGAAGGTAGTGAAAAACCAATTGATGATTTGAGAAAGGCAAGATTTTTTATTGATCGCCACATCCGACTCTTGAATCAGGAAGATGAAACTCAATAAGCATATTTATAAAAAGGAAATTATTGTCATCGGCGGAGGACTGAGTGCTCTTTTATACTCTTATTATAACAATTTGCCTTGTATTTTTTCTAAGTCCAGCGTTCCCTTTGGGTTTGATGTATTTGATGGGGGGTACGACTTCTCGTTCCTCGGAGTTGAGGAGCCGAATAGACTAGTCATCTGGCAAAGGCTTATAACCTCCCTCTCTCTGGGTGGTCAGTTGCCGATGTCGGATAAAACAGAGTCTATTAGTATACAAGACAACAAGCTTAAGGCAGTTACCGGCAATTCTAGGCTGGGTCGGTTTGAATTTGACAAGTTGGTTGTTTTCGACGACAGGGACATTCGAGGCTTGCCACCCACAAGGGGCCAGGAAGTTGGAAAATGCAGAGTTATTGATTGGTTTCATGTTCGATCCGGTATGGAGCATAATCATAATTCGCTGGAGACCGAAGACGACTTCATTCAGAAAGTTATTTTCTACCCGTCAGATAGATTTGGAAATCAAACGTCAGAAAGAATTAGAAAGGATCTCGTGGCGATATCTTGTTTAGAACAGGATCAATTAGATGATTTTGATTATTCGGACACGATGGCCAAGTTTAAGATTACGCAGATGATGAAAGACGCTGGAATAAGGGGTGCTCGCAACGGCAGAGATACTTATAATCCCAATATTTACAGATATTATTCTCCCAAGATAGAGGCAGCAGAAAGACAAATATTTAAAGATGTCAAGAACTTTTATAAAAAAGATAAAAGATTCGAATTCAGGCACGAATCGCCTGAAGAAATTATTAAATTATTTTCTTGCGATCCTCAATCTTATTGTTCAAAAATTACGGAGTTATTGTATAAAAATAACTAATTATATAACGATGGGTCACCTAAGAGACGTTAACGAGGGATATTTTGAGCATTTCCGCCATGCCTTTGAGATGGGGTCTGTCTTATTCTTGGCTTCCTTCGGTCAGTTCTTGCACTCTGTGTTCCCGGCCATCCGTCCGCCTCTCGGATCCGATGTGAGGTCCCTGATTAAATTTTTAGAATCAAAGCTGCCGGAGAATAGAAAATGAAGCAATTTTTTGAAGGCTTGCGCCGCTGGACCACCCTAAATGAAGGGCGGCTGCTTGCAGAGGGGCGCCTTGAGGACGTTAAAAAGAGGTTCAAACATATTGATCCTAATTGGATTGATCGTATGTCCGAACGAGATCCTTCCGGAAATAATAAATACTTAATGTGGGCCATTAAGCAATTTGCGAAAATAACAGAACCATATCGCGAGAAAGCCCAAGCCCAAAGCGATGCCCGTGGTGGGCACCTACATCCAGACGACGAAGTCGTCGTCGCCCAAGCGTCATACGAGGCATACAGGGCCATAGCCGATGCTATAGGGAAATTCCATGCAAATTCTCAAAGATTGAAGAGTAAAGATATCAACACCTACAAAACCGCCGATGATATTGCGGCGGCGATTAGGGATCTTGGGATGAGCGATAGGCGAAAAAGACAAAAAAGGAGAGAGCGTGCCCAGGAGGGATCAACGAAAATAGGAGAGGATGATAATTTTTTGGTGATGAGGCCCGATACGACGGAGGCGGCCTGTTACTATGGCCAGGGGACTGGAACACCCAAGTATGGTCCGTGGTGCATTGCAAAAACAAAGGGGCAGAATTATTTTCGATCATACACCGATGACGGGAAAACTTTTTATATAGTCAATATGAAAAATCTTGATGAAGATACTGATGGCAAAAAGGTTGCTCTGGTATATGAGAGGGACTGGGATTATGACGCTCCAGAGGAGATTTGGAATAGACCAAATAATGAAGTCAGAGAAGATTCATTTCTCAGGTACGTTACAAAAAATATTATCGCCGCATGGTTTTCTGATTATGAGAAGGTTTATATGGAGTGGGAAACATTCTACTCCGACCCGGAAAAAGAAAATTTAACAGATAATCTCAAAAAGCTCGCATCCAACTTGGGCCGCGACACCGAGCCCCCCGACGACGTCGCGCAAGAACTCGCTGAAATATTTCAGGATCAGGCCACCGACATTTTTCAATTATCAGCTGAACACAACAAGGAAAATCCAGCCGGCCCAGACCCGCAGGCCTATGAGGATCTGCTGAACGCGCAGGACTTTTCAAATGTTTATGTAACTCTTGAGGATTACGGAGAGGGTATGTGGTGGGATGGCGGAGCACATTGGGAACTCCCAGAATTTAAATACGCCGTGGACGAGCTGGGCGGCGAACAGGGTTTCGGCCATTGGAAGGATGACATCCTAGAAATTTTCATATCAGTTGCCGATGATAATTATATATATCCAGATGAGTCCGAAGCCATTTCGAGTGAGGAGAGTATTCGATTTGTATTTCGTCCGGACCCTGGTGAAAACACCTCTCTAGAGGGGTTTGAATCCTTCTTGGAAAGCATGCAGACGGTTGAAGATGCATATGATACTATTTTGAAAGAGGCTCTGGAAGCGATGCGCGAAGCAGGCATAACAACATCCGAAGAACACGACAGGAAGGTGGAGCAATTCAGAAAGAAGTATCTCAACAAGTTTGAGAATTTTGGCGTGATATTCGAGAAAGGAAAATTAAAGTTTTACCAGAAAGAAGAATATGTGGTGCAAATGCCACTCTTCAGAACCCTCGGTGGCCCAGAACTCAGGCGAGTTGAACCCAGGTCCGGCGGCCAAATTCACACCCCTTCTCCAGAGAGGGACCAATATTTCAAAGACACCGTTGGATATCTCAACACGCTCAGCGTTAAGGGCCAAGCACTCAAATATGCCTTTGATAAAACTTGGCCACTAGCTTACGACCGATCCAAGGAAATGCAAAAACAATCTGAATTCTCGTTGACGGAGATTCATTTATACGGTGATTATAAAGATCAAGTCCAGCTGGAATTCACAGAATATCTTGTTGACCTAGAGAATGGCGGAGAACTCGGCGCCGCAGTTATATTTTCTAGGGTACCCATGGACGATGAGCGGGGCCTGGCATATACCGACTGGCTTGATGAAAATTTAGACACCTTCTACGACGCAGTTGCGGAGTTTATCTTAAAAACGGCCCACAAAACCCGCGTTCACCAAGGGCGCGCCAACCCCGGCAAATTTGAGGCAGGTCGAAAGTTGGGATTTGGAGCACAAGACTCAGAAGGGCAGGTTTCTGAAAATGCCTCTTATAGTAAACTTTGCGAAGGGTGGAAAAGGTGGGCAGGCAAATGAAACTCCTGATGGAAAACTGGCGAGAATATATCAAAGAGGTAGAAGCCTTTGACGATATTGCCACCACACCAGAACAAATCCAACAAAGCATTGACTGGTTTTATGCCAGTCCAAAGTTTGATAGAGGCGAAAAGAAGGGTGAAGAAAGCTGGGAAGGCCACACTATTATTACTTACGGACTCTCCAAGGGCGATGAGTTTCATTTTGTTGTCAATAAAGAAGGGATCCCAGTTGCCTATGTCGCCACCGCTCCATTCAGAGAGGGCTACGCTGTTGGTAATGTAAGAAAAAGTGTTAAAAAGCCTTATGCAAGCCAACTTTACCAATGGCTGATAGATAGATACGGTGTCCTGTATAGCGATAAAGCGCAGACTACAGATGGGGCAAAAACTTGGGAAAGATTTCCAAACAAAAAAAGAGTTGAAACAGAAGACGAAGACGGCAAAGGCCGTTGGAGACATCGCATAGGAAAAGAAATCAATGAAGGCTTCATAGATCTTTTCTATAAAAGAAGGGAAGACGCAGATGTTTCTGTGGAAAAAATCCAGAGAATGTATGCAGATTATAGGTTATCTCGTGATTTGAGGCTCGGCGGCAACGGCAAAACAGGCTTGAAGCACCTCAAAACAAAGAGAGCGAGACTGCGCCGAATGAAAGAAATAGAAGATCTCATTCCGGTACTTCAAGGCCACGTTATGGATATTGATAATATCGAGTCTGAATTGGCCAGCGGAAACTTTGTGTGGCCAAAGGAAATGAGAAAGGCGCCATATCGCGGTGTCGGAATGGGCAGGAACCTGAATAGTTGGTTCAGGGATCCCGACAAGGCTCTGCCGCATCTGCGGGACGTCTTGTTGCTCGGAGCGATTAAACACCTTAAAAAGTGGCATGCCCGATTCGCGGATTCGCTGGGAATTGAAAAATACGAAGACGACCCTCTCCAAGATGTTTCAGCAATAAAAGCCTTCATGGGTACAGCAAAAGAGAGATAGTTGAGTTATCACCTTGCAGGTATAGTTCCCGTAGCGGGACAGCCACTTGATTTTAAAATGGACTGGCACGATTCGCTTATGCCAATCGCGCCAGACTATCTCGCAGTTGAGCGAGCAGTCTTTGAGTGTGCTTGGGCTGGCTGCGAAACAATCTGGATTGTTTGTAACGACGATATGACTCCACTCATTCGACACAGATTGGGCGAGTGGGTCCAGGATCCAGTCTGGATCGGAAGAAGACACGACCCCTATCCGTCGCAGACAAGAAAGCAAATACCAATTTACTATGTTCCA